TACCGTAATCGGGTTGGCCCAATCGTAACCATAAGCAGATCAGCATGTACTAATACACTAATGCAATCAATGTGTTAGCAGGTCTGACCTGTCACTGATCGAGCCTGGCTGTCTGACCTGGGGGGGTAGGGATGAGTGAGTGGGAAAGTTTTAGCTAGACCAGCAGCCTCAGCAAAAGAGAATAAATTGACCTATCCTTCTATAGTCATACGCATAATCTGCGGTTTATATGCTTACAATAGAGCAACACTTGACATTAAGTGAGACAATCGTTATATTATTGATTACTTACGGAGGACAATAGATGTCAAAGCTGTCGGATTGGGTCAAAGAGAACAAAAAAGAGGCTTGTGAGGAGTGTGAGTCGATAGACTCTCTTAGGGTACTTAGAGAAGGTAAGACTCTATGTAGGCTTTGTTATTACAAGCATCACAATAAGGGGAGAGTTAGGAAGGTATCCGGCAAACGTAAGGAACGGCCCCTTACCCCGGCTTCCAGGAAAGATAGGCTCTGGGCCGAGATAGAAAGACTTCGCGCACTCACAACTCCTGAGACTCATGGTCAAGAGATGAGGAATCTCCATGAGGCTTCCCAATGACTGAGCATTCGCAATTTGCAAATAGCGAACAGGTTGTACTATGGAAGCCATTTAAAACTATGGTCAAGGAGTACGGGGAAGACCTGGTAATGAACAAGGTCATGGAGAGTTTGGTAGAAGGAGAACGACCAGACAAGATAGCCAAGTCTTTAAAGATTCCCTTCTATGAGTTTATGAAGTGGATACATGAAGACACGAAACGGTTACACGGATACCACCGAGCACAAGAGCTTTGGGCCGAGAGTCTCCACTCTGAGGTTATTGAAATCGCGGATAAAGCTACCGAGGACGACGTACAAGTGGCTAAATTGAGAATCAAAACAAGACAAGAAGTAGCCGCTAACTACAATCGTAAGAGATTTGGTTCAGTAGTCATCCCGGACAACAAGAGTTTCACTGGTGGGATAACTATTAACATTACAGGAGTCGAGACCCCGAAGTTCGTAGAGGTTGTACAGGAACGTACCCAAATTGAGAACGGTACAGGTGTAACCTCAAATGACACACCTGAGACTCCCGAATCAACTCCCGATCTAATCACCGAGGCCATCCTTATTAAAGAGACTCTATGATCGACTATAGTAAGTTTGACGTTCTAGCAATTGGCTTGCCAAAATCCGGGACGAACATGACCGAGAAAATATGTAAGATGTTGGGAACCTCTCCAAGCCCCCATCTTCACACGGCGAACTATCTTCTTGCCGAGAAGTACAAAGTAGCTTACGTCTATAGAAATCCAAGAAACGTCCTGATCTCTGCTCAGAGGTACCAGAATCATCAAATGAGAGGCTGGGAACTGACGGTGACGGAAGACAAGTTAATAGACCAGTTCTTTGACTTCTTCAATTCGTCTATGGTAGGAAGTTACACGGCTTACATGAAGTGGTTGAATTCAAAGGCTTATACGTTCAAATATGAAGAAATCCTTAAGGACATGGAAATCGTCAATGGACTGGCGGATTACTTGGGGAAAGACAGACCAAAAGGAGACTTCCTCTCCAAAATCCCCGGTGGGACATACACTTGGACAGGGGAACCTTCCGATTGGAGGAAATACTGGACTCCCAAACTTGACCGCATCTGGACAGAAGAAGGCATGGTTGAGATAGAAAAGAAACTAGGTTATAACAATGGGTGAATTGAATTTCGCCCTGTTGAAGTGGCAGCAGGAGGTCTTTTCCTCTTTGACGAGATTCAAAGTAGTCGTAGCAGGACGAAGGTGTGGAAAGACTAGGTTGAGCGCCGTGACTCTCTTGACTAAAGGCTTAGAGTGCCCTGAAAAGTCTGCTGGTATTCTTTACGTCGCCCCGACTCAGATGATGGCACGAGTCCTGATGTGGGACTTGCTTCTTGATCTTGGTCAGAAAGTCATAGATAAATCTAACGTAAATAACGGTGAGATCAAGTTAATCAACGGGGTCACGATCTTTATCCGTGGAGCAGACAATCCTGACTCTCTCCGAGGATTCAAGCTTTATTACGCTGTTATCGACGAAATGAAAGACGTAAAGCCTCAGACGTGGGAACTGATTATGCGACCCGCCCTTTCAGACATGAGAGGAGGGGTCTTGTTCATCGGAACCCCGGAACCTGGGACTTCGCTTTTCCGAGACTACTTCGAGCTAGGTCTAAGTGGGAAAGACGAAGAATGGAAGTCGTGGCATCTGACTACGATGGACAACGAACTGATAGACCCAAGGGAGATTCAAGCCGCCAAGAGGTCAATGAGTACATTTGCTTTCAAACAGGAGTATCTGGCTTCGTTTGACACAATGGGGTCGGACGTATTCAAGGAGGAATGGTTCAAGTACGGCCCCGAACCGAAGAATGGAGACTGGTACATCGCTGTCGATTTGGCTGGCTTTGAAGACGTAAGCGATCCTAACAAGAAGAAATATCTGGATGATACGGCTATTGCTGTGGTGAAAGTCACTCCTGAAGGTCACTGGTGGGTAAAGAAGGTCGAGATGTTCCGAAAGGATGTAAGAGAGACTGCCGTACGAATCCTGATGAATATACGGAACTTCAAGCCGATTATGATAGGGATGGAGAAAGGAACTCTAATGAGAGCCGTTCTTCCTTATCTGGTTGATTTGATGGGGAAACATAATCTATACTGTCACATAGAGTCTATTACGACTTCAACCTCATCTAAGGAAAACCGTGTAATCTATGCGTTACAGGGACTTTTCGAGCACGGTAGAATCACGTTCTCGGAAGATGGAGAACACGATAAACTGAAAGACCAATTGCTGATGTTCCCCTCAAAGAAGGCTCACGATGACGGGCCTGATTCAATGTCTCTTATCGCTCACATGCAAACAACGGTCTATGGAGATATGAATGACATGACTGAGGAGTTCGAGCCGATAGACGTTATAACAGGTATCTAAGGAGGTATTATGAAAGCACTTATCTTTCTTCCGTTTCTTTCTGGTTGCATGAGTCTTGGTTATCAGAACATGACCCCAGAACAAATCAAGGCGACTGCCGGAAGTATCAGTTGCGTGACGATAGAGACTCTGATGTACGGGAAAGGAAGTTCTATCTCTATAAACACTGACGATACAAAGAAGGGCGCGACGAGTAGCTGGAAAACGTCTATCAAATGTGGTGACGCGGAAATGACCATCGATGCTTCCGTAGGCAAATAAGGGATATACCATGACTTTTGACGAATGGAAAGACTCTGACAGAGAAGGCAAAGGCTCTTTCGCTGAAAGAAACGACAGCTTTATCGTGGAAGTCGCCAAAGTTGGGTGGGATGCCGCTCTTAGATATAGCGAACCGCGGATTGAATGGGACGAGTACGCGAAGTCTTACTGTATTGTCACCAAAGACGGTTGCTACTATTGGAATCCTTGACTAATTTGATAGAATACAGTATGTTAGAATATACTTATCTACGAGGTTCGATATGGTAGAAAATCCCTCCTATGAAAACACCGGACAGGTTATTGATCCTGAGCCACAGGAAACAAAGCCCAAGTTCTACGAACCCACTGAAGCGGATAAAGACCTGCTAGGGTTCATCGTTGACCATACTGACAAGTGGAGGGAGTACCGAGACCAGAATTTTATGGACGATTGGCTCAAATATGAGCGGGTTTTCCGAGGAATTTGGTCTGAAGATGAGAAAACTAGAGGCTCAGAGCGGTCTAGGGTCATTTCTCCGGCTACTCAACAGGCCATTGAGACCCGCCATGCTGAAATTATGGAGGCAATCTTCGGCCAAGGGGAGTTTTTTGACATAAAAGATGACCTACGTGACCAAAACGGGCCTTTGGACGTTGAAATGCTAAAGAAACAACTGAATGAGGACTTCAAGCAAGACAAAATACGCAAGTCGATAGACCAAATCGCTCTTTTGGCAGAAATTTACGGTACAGGCATAGGCGAAATTGTCGTAGAGAGCCAAAAACAGTACCAACCCATGCAAATGCCCATAGATCAGAAGCAAATGGCGTACGGAGTGGGTCAAAAAGAGCGAATCTGTGTAAAACTGGTTCCAGTTACTCCCAAGAACTTCCTGTTCGATCCCAACGGAACATCTGTTGATGACTGTATGGGGGTTGGCGTCGAACGCTATGTGTCAATCCACAAGATTGCTCAAGGTGTATCGAGCGGGAAGTACCGAAACGTAGATACTTCGTCTTTGTACGAGGACGACAAACTTGAGCCAACTCAAGAGACTAAAAACTTTGAGGATGACAAGGTAAAACTTCTTACTTACTACGGGCTTGTTCCAAAAGAGTACCTTTCGGAGGAATATACCGAGGTTTTGGAAGTCTCCGATGAGATGGAAGATTACTCGGACATGGTTGAAGCTATCGTCGTTATTGCGAACGGTGCTCATATTCTTAAGGCCGAAGAATCACCGTACATGATGAAAGACCGTCCGATCCTGACTTATCAGGCGGATACGGTTCCGAACAGGCTTTTAGGTCGTGGTACGGCTGAAAAGGCTATGAACATGCAAGCCTCGATTGACGGCTCTGCTCGTTCCCATATGGACGCTCTGGCTCTAACGGTAGCTCCGATGGTTGCTATTGACGCAACAAGGTGGCCCCGTGGAGCCAAGTTCCAGGTTCAGCCAGGTAAAGCATTATTGACCAACGGCGCTCCTTCGGAAATTATAACGCCATTCAAGTTTGGTCAGTCTGACGGCGCAGCAATGGCGACGGCTAAAGAGTTCGAAAGAATGCTCCTGATGGCGACCGGAACCATAGACTCGAACGGTATGGTAAGCGCAGTTGCTAGGGATGGTCAGTCGATGGACATGGCGACCGCTACGATGATTAAGAAGTACAAACGGGTCTTGGTTAATTTCCAAGAGGACTTCCTGATCCCGTTCATCTACAAGGCGACTTGGCGTTACATGCAATACGATCCAGAACGGTATCCGTCCGTCGACGTGAAGTTCATCCCGTTGGCGACGTTGGGGATAATTGCGAGGGAGTACGAGCAGAAGCAGTTGGCATTCCTGATACAGACGCTCGGCGCACAGTCTCCGCTGACGCCGGTACTGATGCAGGGTATCGTGAAGAACTCGTCCCTGACGAACCGCGAGGAAATGTTGGAACAGATGGCGAAGATGTCGCAGCCGAATCCGCAGCAGCAACAGATGCAACAGCAAGGCGTCATGCTTGAGATGCAGAAGAAACAGGCCGAAATACAGAAGTTGCAGGCTGAAGCCAAGAAGTCCTCGGTTGAAGCCGATATTGCCCCGGTCGAAGCCAAAGCCCGTGTGATTTCGGCGGTATCGAATAACCTGGACGAGGACAAGGAATCAGCGGATTTTGAGCGCCGGATGAAGTTGGCCGAGTTGATGTTGAAAGAGAAGGACATTGACTCGAATGAGCGGATTGCCAATAGGCAGATGATGAAAGATGCAAAACAAGTAATGGCATCATAAGGATCAAATATGGCACTGAACACACAAATGGCAAACGCCACCGTCAATGCACAGGCTGATGCCTTAGCAACACTCTGCAACTCTGGTCTTATCCGAGTCTATGACGGAACGCAGCCTGCCACGGCGGATACGGGGCTTTCGGGAAACACGCTTGGCGTCACGCTGACCTTTGGGGCGACAGCATTTCCTGCCGCGTCCGGTGGATTACTGACGGCCAACGCGATCACCAGTGGCGTAGCTGTTGCATCAATTACCCCGACATGGGCGCGAATCCTGAAGTCTGATGGAACGACGGTAATCATGGATGTGTCCGCTGGCGCCGCAGGTGCGAACCTGACTATTGCCGCATTCACTTCTGGAACGACAGTAACCTGTTCCAGTTTCACGCATGACGTGAAAAATGCGACGAGCGGATTGTGATGCACACGCATAGCGACAAACTTGAACGCTGGCTTGGCACAGTTGAAGTCGAACGCCTATCGCACCAGATGCGTGACTTCTATTGGCCGATTCCAGTGCATGGAGTTCCCGGTGCGGTGTATGCCATGCCCGGCGGCGACTTCACCGGCAAGATTGATGCAGGTCAATTCGGCAGTGCTTTTGATCGTGGCGATGATGTATTGCGCCGATTACAACGACAGGAGCGTGCTCGACAATGGAACCGCGTCAATCATCCCAGATTCCGCAGGCAACACGGGGCATTCGCCAGCCTCTCGGCCGTTATTGCTGCGGCTACTGGGGGGAAAAAACAGGCATTCAACTTCCAGAAAACTGGGACAGCATCGAACGCCATTGGAAACGGTGAAGATTTGTGGGTTGCCACCGGACAACCGGTGGCCGGTGCTGCGGGTGCCGCCGCTCCAGGTGGTACAGTGCATACCAGCGCCAATACTGGTGCGCTCGGCTTCAAAAACCCATCAAGTGCAAATAC